TGGCGGAAGGCTCCAAAGAAAAGACTCAGGGTATTGCATTGTCAAAAGCATACAAGAAAGATTTTGATGACAAGAAGCCAGGACACAATAAACCAGAAACTGCACTGACAGGCACATATTCTAAAACAGGCAAGCCAGGTGGCGAACTTAAAAAGCAAGGTGTGGCGGAGGTTAGTGATGCTACGCTAACCAGTTATCTAACAAAATTAGATAGAGATAACCTTAAGCACAGAATGGATCCCACAAAACGCAGTGACGCAAAACGTATGAAAAGTGGTCCTAATTTTGTTAAAGCGTTTACCAAATTGGATAATAGAAAGCAAGGTGTGGCGGAAGGCTCATCTACGAACGCAGAAGTTACTAAACGAGCAAAAGCCGCTGCCCAAAAGGCAGGCAAGACATTTGATACTGATGTTGAGTATCGCTTGTGGTACGCAATTACCACCCAAGCAAACGCCGCAACACGAAAAGCGGACAAGAAGCAAGGTGTGGCGGAAGGCATGTTGGACAATCCTGGCCAAGAAGACAACCCAGTAGCCGGTGCTATCATTCGTCGTATTTTAATGCAACGCTTAGACCTGCTGAGCAAGTACGGCCCAGAAAAAGTTGGCCAGGCAGTAGATGAAGTTGCTGACTTTGTGGGCGATACGGATGAAATTGGCAGCAGTGATGTAAGTGGTTGGGTACGTCAAGTTGAACAAATATTGGGCAATATGGGCGGCCAAGGTGTGGAGGAAGGCTCACAGAGAGTTGATTCACTGGTCACTGACGCACTAAAAATAATGCGTGGTCCAGAAGTAAGTGATGCTGTGGCTGCACTAAAAACTGTGCTGGGCGATAGAGAATTTAATGGTCGTCGTGGTCATTACAATTTCTATATTAAACAAATGATTGATATGTATGGTCAGCAAGGGCTGGCGGAAAGCCAATTAGACGAGCTCAGTTTCAAAGACATTCAAAAAGGCGCCAATAAGTTTGCTAAAGGCGCTAATAAATTTACAAAAAATGTAGCAGATACAGGCGCCGCTGTGGGCAACGCCGCTGGAGCATTAGGTGGTGCAATCAAGCAGGTAGGCAAAACTGTCATTGCTGACCCAGTGGCTGCAACATACAATGCCACAAAGTCAGGACTGAGCAAAGCGTCCAATGTTGCTGCAAACACATATGGTGATCTAAAAAAAGGTGTGCAAACTGTTGGCAAAGCTGGACAAACCGTTGGTTCTGATATTGGAGCAGCAGGCACAGAAGTTGGCAAAGGCATACAAAGTGTAGGCCGCGGAGTTGCTAATGTCGCAGGTGGTACTACTGGTGCATTAGGTTCTGTTGTTGGTGGTGCAACTACTGGTCTAGGTCGTGCAGCAGCTCGCGGGTTCAATACCGGAGTACAAAATGTAGGCGGTGATGCCATTGACAAAATGCAAACCAACATAATGACTCCCAAAGTTGCTGACATACAGAAACAAATTGCTACCAAGCAAGATGAAATCAAAGCTTTGCAAGCAACACTGGCTGGTGAACAATCTGCTGACACCACAGGAGGCAAAGCTGGTATCCAAACAGGTGCTACTGCCCTGATTGATCCTGACACCGAGCTGCCTTATGAAAAAGACAAGCTGGCATCCTTGTACGGGTACAAAGAACCCGAAGCAGCAGCCGCGGACAATACTACGCCACAAGCTACTGCACCAGTAGGATTTAACGCATCCAATCTGTCAAATTTACCTGGCATGGAAAAATATGCCAAACCGGCACCAGCACCAAAGACGCCAAATTTTGCTGGCCCACAAGGTTACGCAAAAACTACCTACAGTGTCAAGCCACCTGCTGCACCAAGTTCACCTGCACTGGCAGCGCCTGGTGTACCCAAAGTACCTCGTGTGACTGCTGGCGGCCCAACGCCTGCTGAAAAAGCCAATCTTGACAAGCGCATAGCAGCAGCGGCTCCAGCTGTAGCAGAGACACTGGAACAGATTGACCGCATGTTAGAAAGTGTCAACAGCAAGAAAAGTGCTGAAATGGTCAAGGCCTATGTGGATCAACGATTTACGGAACTGGGCCTGCGCAATACTACTGAGTGCCGCAACATCATGGCACGTGTGGTACAAGAATCGGCTATTCGTCGCAGACAATATGCAAAGAGGCTAGCAAACTAATCACCTTAGGACCGGTACTTGTTACCGTGGTGTGCCCGGCTGCTGGGCAGAGTAATCCGATTCGCTACCGGAACCTTTAAAGTGAGCACTATCAACTCTTAGATAAATTTATACATGATATTGGAATTTATCTTTCCTGATGAACGCATTGAAGTACATGTTGACCTGTTGGACAATCCTGGTGTTGCACACTGGGCAGACAAATTTTTAAACTGCAACTACACAACCTCTGTACTGAGTCATGATCACTTGTGGGTGTGTGCTATGGACCAACACAGTTTTGATCATTCACATACTCGATGTCAGCAATTAATCAGTCAATTAGCACAACTTGGGGTAGTGTATCAAGGACCTGATATTGGCACCGTAGATCACCACAATTTGAATCATGTTCATAGATTTTTCACTCACAATCAACAACGCTGCAACATTATTGCTGCATTGCATCGTCGAGGCAAAAACGTAGAATTTGACAACGATCTTGACTACCACACAGCAATGCCCATGTTGGATGAACTCAATTTGCATGTGCACGAACTTGAACGCTACATTGCTCGAGGTCCTGATGACATGCTAGTTGATCAAATTGAAGAAATAAAACTATATCAACCTGCTCATTATAATTCAAATGTTTGGTGCTCACTAGCTGACTATCAGCAGTACCACAGTGATCAACACTATGATATCATACTAGGATCTGAAATACTGGGCAAGACTCTATTGCAAAGTTATTTGGATCAAGACGATCCCAGGGACTGGGACACATCAGGACACTATGCATCAGCTGGCGGCCTGCAAATAACCTACTTGCCTACTCGTCAGCAAATCTATCAAAGCGACAGTTTTAAAAACTGGCTTTACAAATACAATGCTGATCCCAATGGGCTAAAGTATGACTTTCCCATTGGCAACATACAAAACAGAGATACAGGACCATTTCAACAGGTCCTAGCTCAATTAGATCGACACAAATTTGACAATGTGTCAGTGATTTATCGAAAGAACACATGAAATACTACTGTGCTGATCAGTTCAAAACCATGCATATACGCAGTACCAACTCAGGGCAAGTGCTTGTGAGTCCATGTTGTGCAGCACAAACACAACCTGTGATAGCTGACAAATTTGATTTTGCTACCAACGAGTTCTTACAACAAACAAGACAGCATACTATAGACAATAAGCCCGCGCCTGCTTGCAGCAACTGTTGGCGACAAGAAGCACAAAATCCTCCTAGTCGTAGATTTTTTAGCAATCAGAATCACAATCAAGATATTCGTGTTGAACTCAATCGCATTGATGTGACCACACAAAATGTATGCAATCTGGCCTGTATCATGTGCAGTAGCTACAGCAGTAGCACCTGGGCACGGGAAGAAGGCTTAACTGATCAAGACTACAGCTTTGAAGACAAGTTGCAATTGTTTCGCAGATTGGATTTTTCTCATGTGTATCAAATGCATTTCACTGGGGGTGAGCCACTAATGAGTACCGAGCATCTCAAAATGCTGGGCATCTATGCAGAATCTTCACCACTGAGTCAACTGCATATCAGCTACAACACCAATGGCACATTCTTTCCTGATCAACGGGTGTTGGATACCTGGAGTCAGGTCAAGGCCATAGACCTTGTGATCAGTTTGGACGCCACTGGTGCTGCATGCGAGCTCATACGTTGGCCTGCCAAGTGGGAACAAATTGCTGCCAACATTGCTAAATTCTTTGAGTTACGATCTCAAATGCCGCATCTAAAGATTGGATTTATCAGTTGTGCCAGCAACTACAACCTGTTTGAGTTAGCAGATGTCATAGACTTTGTACACAGTCATGATCCTGAACTCACAGTGCATTTTCAAGTAAACCACAAACCATACTTTGCACCAGCCTTGATCCCGTTGGAAATGCTAGAGCCAGTAATGTCCCGTTTGAGTGCATACCCAGAATTAGAGAACCTGCTGCCCACAGTGCAGTCTCAGTTGGACCATGCTCGTTATCGCAAGGAGATGATAACCTATCATCGGCTAATGACAGAAATGGAAACCAAGCGTGGCACAGATTGGCGATCAGTGTTGCAAATTGGCAAGTACATGAGTTGATTTTGTTCCCTGTAACTGTTACAATAGCAGTTCACAAGGAGTATTCTATGGAAGCAAAAACATTCAACGGTGATCAAAAGATCAAGTTGATTCAAATTATCAACGAAGGCATGCAAGTGACTCAAGAAATTGAAACACTCACAGGTGGACTCAATGACACTATCAAGGCCATTGCTGAAGAACTTGAAATCAAGCCTGGCGTGTTGAAAAAAGCCATCAAGCTGGCACACAAGGCTGAATTTGGCAAAGCCAAACAAGACCACGAACTGCTGGAAACAATTTTGGAAACCGTTGGCAAAACTCTATAAGTACTGTTTTACACAGCGAGTCGCTCACGTTACGAGCATGAATCACGGCTTACCGGCCACAATCGGAGAACAATGAGTTATATTGACGCACTATTTGATCGTGAACACGATCGCATCCACACAGTAGAACGCCGCGATGGCAAGAGAGTCTATCGCGAATTTCCAGCCAACTATGTGTTCTACTACAACGACCCACGTGGCAAGTTTCGCAGTATCTATGACACTCCGGTGAGTAGATTCAGCACTCGAAACAACAAGGAATTTCGCAAGGAAGTTCGCATACACTCGGGCAAACAACTGTATGAGTCTGACATCAATCCTATCTTTAGATGCTTGGAAGAGAACTACAAGGATCAAGATGCCCCTGAACTGCACACAGCTTTTTTCGACATTGAAGTAGACTTTCACAAGGACAAGGGATTCTCACCAGTGGAGGATCCGTTCAACGCCATCACTGCTATATCTGTGTATCTCAACTGGCTGGATCAACTGGTCACCTTGGCTGTTCCTCCAAGACACATGAGTATGGAAACTGCTCGTGAATTGGTAGCAGACTTTGACAACACGTTCTTGTTTGAAAAAGAAGAGGACATGTTGAAAATGTTCTTGGACTTGATTGACGATGCTGATGTATTGTCAGGTTGGAACTCAGAAGGCTATGACATACCTTACACAGTGAACCGTATCACTCGTGTGCTCAGCAAGGACGATACTCGCAAGTTTTGCTTGTGGGGGCAAATGCCCAAGAAGCGTATGTTTGAACGTTTTGGCGCTGAACAAGAGACTTATGATCTTGTGGGTCGTGTGCATATGGACTATATGCAACTGTATCGCAAATACACCTACGAAGAACGACACAGCTACAGTCTGGATGCCATTGCTGAACACGAACTAGGTGATCGTAAAACACAGTTTGAAGGCACCTTGGATCAACTGTACAATCAACACTTTCGCAAGTTTATTGAATACAACCGTCAGGATACTGCACTGTTGGATCGCCTGGACAAAAAGCTGAGATTCCTGGAACTGGCCAGCGAACTGGCACATGCCAACACTGTGCTGTTGCAGACCACCATGGGCGCTGTAGCAGTGACTGAACAGGCCATCATCAACGAAGCTCACGAGCGTGGCATGGTTGTACCCAATCGACAACAACGCAACGACAGTGCAGACAATCAAGCCGCTGGTGCTTATGTTGCGTATCCACGCAAGGGCTTGCATGAGTGGGTGGGCTCTGTGGACATCAACAGCTTGTATCCATCAGCTATTCGTGCCATGAACATGGGACCAGAAACAGTAGTAGGACAATTGCGTCCTATCATGACTGATCACTACATCAAGGCACAGTTGGCCAAGAACGGTGGCAAGTTTGCTGATGCGTGGGAAAACATGTTTGGCAGTCTTGAATACACTGCTGTGATGAACACAGAAGTAGGTACAGAGATTACCATTGACTGGCAAGACGGTACAGAAAGCACACACTCGGCTGCTGAGATCTGGAAAATTATATTTGATAGTCACCGGCCCTGGATTCTCACTGCTAACGGAACCATTCTTACCTACGAGAAGAAAGGTATCATTCCCGGCTTGCTGGAACGCTGGTACTCAGAGCGCAAAGAAATGCAGGCCAAGAAAAAATTGGCCACCGATCCCAAGGACATTGCATTCTGGGACAAGCGTCAATTGGTCAAGAAGATTAACTTGAACAGTTTGTATGGTGCTATTTTGAATCCAGGTTGCAGGTTCTTTGACAAGCGTATCGGACAGAGTACTACACTTACGGGTCGTGCTATTGCCAAACACATGGATTCTTACATCAATGAATGTGTTACAGGAGAGTATGATCACGTAGGCGAAGCAATAATCTACGGTGACACTGATTCGTGTTATTTCAGTGCATGGCCCATGCTCAAAAAAGAAGTTGAAGCTGGTCGCACAGAGTGGTCAAAAGAAACTTGCATTGCACTATATGATGACCTAGCTGAACAGGTCAATGCTAGTTTCCCAGGCTTTATGGAACAGGCGTTTCATTGTCCCAGAGAGATGGGCGAGCTGATCAAGTGTGGTCGAGAAACTGTAGCAGATCGTGGTTTGTTTATTACCAAGAAGCGATATGCTGTCAACGCTATCGACATTGAAAACAAACGCCTGGACGTAGACGGCAAGATTGGCAAGACCAAAGCCACAGGCCTGGACTTGAAGCGCAGTGATACGCCCAAGGTAATTCAAGAGTTCTTGTTGGAAATTCTCAACAAGCTGTTGGCTGGTGCTCAGCGTGATGAATTGATTGAACACATTCGCGCATTCAAGTATGAGTTCATGGAACGTCCAGGGTGGGAGAAGGGCAGTCCCAAGCGTGTGAACAACTTGACCAAGTATGCGGCAGAAGAAGCCCGACTGGGCAAAGCCAACATGCCCGGGCATGTGCGGGCTGCTATCAACTGGAACAACATGCGAAAAATGAACGGTGACAACTATTCAATGCAGATTGTAGACGGCATGAAAACCATTGTGTGCAAGCTGAAGTCAAATGCGCTGGGCTGGACCAGCATAGGCTATCCCACAGATGAACAACGATTGCCCACTTGGTTTACTGAGCTTCCGTTTGATGACGGACTGATGGAAGCAACTGTTGTGGACCAAAAGGTTGACAACTTGCTAGGTGTGTTGGACTGGGACTTGGCGTCAGCAACCAACACAGAAAATACTTTTACCAGTTTGTTTGATTTTGAATGAAACTCAGCAGCATTGTACACTATCGTAATCAATTGGACACAGTGAGCGTACAGCAGACCTGTGATCAAACTGATCACGAGCTGGCCGCAATCAATCACATTGTGTCCAGTCAAGAGCATGATGTAGGATTCTATAAAGCCCGTATTGCCAAGCGTTTGAGTTCGGTGCACGAATCGTTTGACCAACTGATTCGAGTATTTGATGGTTTAAAAACTGATCTAGATACAGCTATACAAAAACATCAGGCAGCGTACTACGAGGAAAGCACTAGAATGTACAAGCAGGAAATGTGCCACGAAACAACCGAGCACATTTTGAGTCGGCAACTGGCAATCGATGATGACAGCAACTTGTTGTTGCGTACCAGACTTCGCAACTACACTGATTGGCGTGTTCCTGGTATGATTATTCGTCCTGCTCGAGAATCATTTATTGAAGAAATGGTTCCGTTAGATCCACTGTATGTTGTGGACCAATCGCAAGAACTGATAGATCCTGCAGTATTTCAATTCAATGAAACGTACCGTGCTCGTTTGAGACAGTATGTGATCAACGAAGATCATGAACAAATATTAGGCAGCTTGCCTAACGATCAGTTTGGATTGATATTTGCCTATAACTATTTCAATTTCAAACCCATGGAATTGATCCGCCAGTACCTGACAGAAGCATACCAAAAACTGCGTTATGG